GGACAATTTAACGGCGTACGATATACCGTCTCTAACCATATGCGCGGGTGTACTGACATTAATGGTGGGAGAGGTATCTGGTGTTACTACGTATACATCACTGACCTAATCCTCAGTCCCACCGAGTTTGAGGAATTCTGGCTTTCCCCACGTCCTGAAAAGAACACCATCTACACCGACCCGAATGTACATGTTGCTAGTTACGACTATTGGACACCTAAATGGTCTGACGTATTCTGGCATGGTGGTGTTACCTTCTACAAGAAAGTTTCCGGCTTTGATGGCGAAAATCGCATTGTGAAAATCGGCTGCGACTACAGCCACCTTCACGACAACGGTTTTGAGCAGTTTGAGGATATTGAGCGCGACGCTAAGCGCACCATTATCGAGTTGCAGGCTATGTATAGCTTTATCAACTACGACGAAATTAAACGCCAAGAGTATCTTGCAAGACAAGCCGCCCTATCGCCCGAAACAGTCTGCGGGGGTGAGTAAGATGACGCCAGATTATGTACGCGGATTACAAGTCGCTCGCGCAGCAATGGAACGCCCAGAAGATTTCATGCCAAGCGCACGGATTATCGCTTTAGGGCTTATTGAGGCTCACAGATTGTTGCAAACCCAACACTCACCGCCTGCTTAACGCGCCCTGCCCGCCATTAACAACCAACGAGGAGAGTGAGACGTGAGTAACGTAGTGTTTCTTGAAGACAAGGCGGGATATTGGGAAGCCTCTGTGCAAATTAGGCGCAAAAAGGTTGATGGCAAACATCCAGCTGACAATATGTCAGCCATTGAAAAAGCCCTTAAAGATGTTGGGTACGAAGTTACCAGTCTTCGCTTTTCAACGCCCGACTTTATGACACCGATAGAAAAATCCAACGAAAGCCCCGAACAATGAACACACCCATAGCCGAGGAATACCGGCAACAAGCTATTGGACGCCCTCGTCGCAACGGATATGGGAGAGTAACCATGCGCTTCCTCCTAGCCCTATTCCTGACAGGCTGTGCAACTGTACAGCCAAACTGCACCGTATTCCAAACAGGTGAGGTTAAAGACGACTGCATAACCGCAGCAGACAAACGCACAACCAGCCTCGACCAATACGGCTTAACCCGCGTCAAGTACCGCTACGGCATGTCTCTAGTGCCATGCCTGTCTACCCATGACACTGGCAGCCGTCCGCTAACCACCGAGCAGCGTTTGCAATACAAAGCCCAGTACGGCGGCTATCTGGCAAACTGTCAGGGCCGGAATGACGTGTATGTGTGGGGATAACCATGTACACCGACTACACACCACAAGACGTTGGCCGTCCCGTGAATGTCAGTAATGTGCAGCCTATTACTGACGGATGGGGAATAGAAGATGATAAACCAGCACCAGCTACGCCATCACGTGCTTTTAAAGTAGGGCCACGGCTGTTTAAAGACATACTGGAAGATTAGGTGTCAGGACGATTAATGCACCTATTCATAAGGGAATGAGGGTTGGGACAACAACAAAAGGAAACCACATAATGAAAACGACTAAATACGCTATCATCACTACTGTAATCGCATTGGGCAGCATGGCTGGAAATGCTTACTTTCTTAACAACGCACACAATGCAGCTAGTGCTCTGACCGAGTGTGCGCGTACAGAGAATGTTTTTTCCTGTAAGTTTGAGGCAGTACCAGAAGAATCCCCAAAAGTAGTTTACCGTACCGCTGAATTGCTACCGCCACCGTCTATGTAATAAAGAACCCCGCATGTGCGGGGTTTTGTGACTGACAGGAAAGCAGGTTCTCATGATGATGGAACCCGATATGCGCCGCCTCTCGCATAAGTAGCCCCTTCCAAGCTCTCCCCAATATTGCTCGCCTACGAGCGTAGAGGATAATTGGTGCCCAAGGTTGGACTTTAACCAACACATTCCCAATTTTAAGTCAGGTGCCTATACCATTCGGCTACTCGGGCATTGCACTGGCAAGGCGTTAATCTTGCTTCGGTGTGTGATTGAATGCCACAGTCGCGAACTAAGCCAGTCAATCTAGTACCCTGTATGCACGTAGGCAAAATAGAGTTCCGTCTTACATCAACCTCGTCTACTTTCCGAGGGGCAGTGCAACCTAAATATAAAGATGCCCCCGCACCTTGTCAACTAGATGCGGGGGCTGACACCATATAACGTGGGAGGAACGTCTGGTGCCTATCTGGCCGTATTGATAACGCACAACACGGAAGGCGAGACGAAGGATCACCTCCAATCAGCGTCCAAGTGGGTTGAAGTCTTTGCAGTAGTCACACTCGGTAGTGCATTTGCTGCACACGTTAGGATTGGGTGGCTTGCTGCGCGGAGGTTCCGGCAACGGAAGAGAGAGTTGGCCACGCTGTGGGCGCGGCATGGAAAGAGTTTCAGGCGAAAGTTTCATAACATCCTCCTAAGATAGTCGGTCGTATGTTAATATCATGCACTTGCTAAAAACGATTGGCAATGGTATTTTTAATGTGCCTGCTCGAAGAACCGAGGGCATAACGAAACGAAAGTATAGACCATGAACACGCTCGAAAAGCGTACTTTTATGAATGGCTCTAGTGTTGAGCTATTCCAACGTAACGATGGTACACATCGCATTAAATATATCACATATCAAGGCGACGAATTGACGCTGAACCTGTCCACTAAAGACTGGGCTAAATCTCACCCTACATGTGAATTTCGTACACTTATCGACGAGGCTGCACAATGGGCAGGCAAGGATAGAGTTGGTGGTTCAGACGATTACCTGTGTTCTTACATTGCCGCTATTATGATTGCGCGTTGTGAGTATTCCATACGTTCTGCCGCCGCTAAATATTCACAGTCCGACCCAGATAAAGAGCGGCTGGAGCCTATTATCCTTCCCGTCAAACCCTTCTCTATAAAAGTGGAATAAAACAGGGGCCAATCTGCCCCTTTTCTCTGCAAGAAGAAACTACTCTACCCGTGGTGTTTCCCACACAATAGTCGGAGATACCGGCTCTTCTTCATAGATAGACGGCAGGTTGGCTTTCTGCATGGTCAGAATGGCAGTACACGGTGCGCACTGGAAAGCGGCAGACAAGCCGAACGCAGCTCCCCAGCCAACTACCACCGCAACTGCGGCCCACTTAATACGCTTTTTCGTTACAATAGGTTGTGTAATCATAGGATAGTCCTTTCGTTTCACTATTTTAGGCATAATTTAACTCGTCCGTCAAAGGTATAGCTTTCTGACCACCTTCTACATAAATCCATGCGGCGATGCGCGGGGCCATGTCAATATGAATAAACTCATGCGCAATACCAATTCCTGTAAACCCAAGCTTGCGGGCGTACTTTATCAGATTGGCACGCCGTTCTTTTGTCCAACCCTTCGTACTCACGTCAAATGCGTTACCGTCTAAATGTTGGCTGCGTGGTGCGCCTTTTACAGCCTTATTATGTGCTGGTGTGCGATAACCGCTATTGCTACTGATAGAATGCCCCAAAACACCGCGCAATGCGTCTAACGCAAACATAGGCCGTACTTGCAGCATGTTGTAGCTGTCCGGCTTGTCTTTACTCGCTAAACCGCGCTCGGTTGGCTTAAAATAACGGATTTGCGTCCACAGTTCGTCGGTCATTTTCATAGTATGCCAGCCCGCGATAAAATAGCGAGTACCACAAGGCCAAGGGCAAGTATCCACCAGCCATGCTCGTCGGCTATTCTTAAATAATCCACACGTGGTCGCGTGTAATTCCTATTTGCGCTCATCATCGGTTTTACCTCCAAAGATATTGCTAAGAAGGGGGATTTTACCATCAAATGCCTGTTTCACGAAACCCATGGCACACACACCAAGGGTGAATGCCACAAAGTCAGACCATATATTGTCGAGTCCGGCTATTTGTAGGAATCCTAAAGTGGCTGTTTCCCCTACAATGGCTCCAGCTACAAGCGCTGTAGCAATGGCATAAATATTAACTCTTTTACCACGGCTTAGTTCAATCCCGACACTGACACCAGCCCCTAGAAATCCAAGAATCGTGTTGTCAATACTATTAGGCATAAAATCCATTACTCCCCCGAGAACTTATGCTTACGATACTGTTCTTGTGGAGTAATCGCATACGGCTGCAAAACCTCGGGCACGCTGTCCGCATACCGGCTGTTCCTGCACTCGTCACAATCGCTTCCATGATGTAAGTCACAGCGGGAACGAGGTAGAAGATAACCTCGTTACCATCTGTTATGCCTTCCGCATTACGGTAGTCTTTGAATTTATCAATATCGTAAGTAATAGCCATTTTGTTTCTCCTTTAATTATTCCCACATAACAATAGCAGTTCCTGCGTCAAACGTCGCAGTGCCATTAATGTAGAACCGTAGCTGCGTGAGCGCCGCTCCAACATCAATAGTACCTCCGCCTACGCAAGCATTAGCCCCGCTTGTTCCAGATACCATTGTGGCAACCCATACATTGGCAGACGTTTTGACAAGAACCAATGTGCCACTTTGTACTTGGGCAGCAGATACGTTGGCCGACAAGCCAAAACCATTGACCACATTGTAATCGAGCGTGCCTCCCGACATGAAAGCCCCACCGGAGTAGCCAGATGTAAGAACGCCACCCGACGGGCCAATTTGAATGATAGGTTGAGCGCCTCCTGACGTGCTCAGACCACTAAAAGTGACAGTTACACGCTTTGCCCATGATGGAATGCTACCAAAAACGACAGAGGTTCCAGTCAAACTTCGAGAGGAAGAAAGAACCAAGGCTCCCGCGCGCAACCCTGCCGGAGTGATGTAGGTAACGTCACTAGTTCCCGTCTGCACATCGGAAGTAGATGCCTTGTCGGCAGTGGAAATAATCGTCCCAGTCGCATCAGGAAGGGTCAGAACTTTATCGGAAGCGACAGACGCGGGAGCGATGATGGTTACGGTGTTCGTTCCGTTATCGGTGTCCTCTGCCAGACTAATCGACGAAGGGACTGCCGCAGTTGCCGGAATAAGGATATTAGCCGTTTCGATAACCGGAAGAATGCCGTTTTTATCTTGAGCCGTAAGAGTACGTGTAGTAGCTGTAGTTAGACCATCAACTTCAAAAGCGAGCTTCTTAGTGGAATCTACACTTCCTAAAATGCGAAACTCATCATCTTGCATTTCCTTTTGACCATCAGCAGAAACATACCATTCAATACCGTTAGTGTGGATATTGGCAGCGCCATTTGGATATACAATATAGCTTGATGCTCCATTAATCGTCTCAGACCCATCAGGTGCAATCGTCACGTTACCGGAACTGCGGTTGATAATAACTGCAACATACCCGTAACCTGCGATACCAGCAGACACAAGGCTCAAAGTAACGGGCTGTGTACATACGATTACAGCATTTTGATAAGTAGATGTCAGTGTGATACCTGTGGATGTTGTAATAACTTGAGATGCAAATCCAGCAGCTCCTCCTCCGTCAATATTGTCTTCGGTAAACTGTTCTACATCGTTCTTATCAGTTAGGACGAACTTATAGCCACCAACATCAAGCCAAATACGTGCAGAACCATTAACATCAAGAACTACTGGATTGGCATTAGCTGTATTACCACTCGCATCAGTATAGGTAGGTTTAGGTGTAGTTGTACCAGCTTCATAGGTATAAAGCTTGCCACCATCAAGCGCAGCAGTACCGGCAAGGTTAAACGCCCTGTAAATACCGTATGGTGATATTTTTGCCATTACTTGTTTTCCTCGTTTGTCTGTGATGATGCGCGGGATTTACCACCAACACCACCTGAAATACCTGCACCGTATAACTTTGATTTTCCTACAAGTTCACTTTGTACTTGACCAATAGTTTCAGCTAAATCTCGCTGTAGAGTATCACGTGCCATTTTCTGTGCAATAGGCTTTCCTGCTATTTCTGCAACACCTTTTACTGCGCTAAGACCAAATGGTAGCTTGCCCATATAATTTAGAAGCGTATAAGCGGTGTTAGAGTAGTTTCTCGCCCCCGGCTGCGTGCTGCGAATCTTAGACACGTCACGGCGTAGCGCTATAATCATTTCTTGAGTTGGTTTATCAAAAACCTCATTCATAAACGACTTGTTAGAAAGAATCGTGTCAAGGTTCTTTACCAGTTTAGCGGGTGAAATCATCTCAATATCGGTGCCCATACGTTGTGTCGGTTCCGTAGAGTTTTTAAGGATACGTGCAAATATACCGCGACGAATACCGTCAACAAGCTGGTCTGCATTATCGCCAGCCGCACGTTTCATAGCGCGAATATCACGACCAACACCTGCGTTAATATTTTGACCGCGTGAGGAACCCGTTAAAACCATATTTGCCAATTCTTCATTGGTAAGGTCGTCGTTCTTAACAATATTGGCTACAACCTTGTTACGTTCAAACAAAACACCTTGTTTACGGCGCATTTGGTTGGCATTCTGGAAAGCTTTCAGAGCTTCATCGTCCCCAGACTTCAAAGCACCTTCGGGAAGTTTTGCCATAAAGGTGTCGTACTCGTTAGCTACCTTGCTTAACATGGCACCTTCCGGCGTCATCTTACCAAACGTATCCTTAGAAGATTCAATCTGGTTTCCAAGTTTACGGCGCCAGAAAGCCATTTTCTCAAGGTTTACTGCTGTGATTTTCGGGTCTTTTATGTCTTCGACTTGCGCAACCAATTTTTGCGTTGCCGGTGACATGTCGGTAATATCAAAACCGCTTTTGTACGCAATATCCTTGATACGTGGCGCAAAAGATTCTGCGATAGGCTTTTTGTCAACAAATACACTACGAATAGCATCTCTGTTCTCATAAGCCTTTTTTACCTGACCTTTAATATCCTTATAGCCTTGCTTTAGAACCTTACCAGCTTGGCCTAAACCTTCTTCTGTTAATTCGCCACCAGCAGCCTGCTCTAACCCTTTTTGAATGGCATTTTGCTGGGCATAATCTGACTTCAAGATAGCCGCTTGGGATACATCATCCAAGGCTCCGCTACGCGCCATGTTCTCCAAAGATTGGAGTCTAGGATTTTGTGTAGCTTGACCCTTTGTCAATGGAATCATTGTACCTTGTACGGTAGTCGTATCAACTGGAATAGTCGGTATTGGTGAACGACTTATAGTCTGTCCAGAAGATGCCTTAGTAGCCGCAGGTATAGTCCTAGCAGACGTTCCAAACGCCTTTCTAGCACGTTCTGATAAGGAACCTACAACACGACCAGCAGCAGCACCGCCAACGCCAAAAAGCCCGCCAAGTAATCCCATATTGCCAGCGTTCGCCGCGCGCGCAGCACCTCCGCCTTCGCCATCTCCAAATCCATATACACTCCCCGAAAGCGTACCAATTCCACCACTTGTTGCGAGGCTTGGGATGATTCCTTTTGCTGCAAATTCGGTCACTCCTTTTTGTAGAGACGGAGCAACACCGCGCCCCATAAGAGCACTTGTAATACCTCCTGCCAGATTAAGACCCGTACTTGCAATCGGGTTTTGAGCATAGAATTGGTCTTTATTCTGGCGTAAGCCTTCTAGTCCGGATTCATATGCCTGACCTACTGAAAGAGGATTATCTGTAAATTGTGTAGCAATAGCGGAAGGAATAGAGGCCATAGCCGCAGCAGCCTCATCACCGTAACCTGCCATGGCTCCGCCGAGATACTGTTGCCCCATGCCTTGCAAAGTTTCACCCATACGCGACGCGGCATCCATAGGCGATTTGATGCGTTCTGGCGCTCCGTATGATTCAACAAGTGCAGGGTCAAGTCCAACACTCTCAAGGTACGCCGCAGCCTGCCCCTTGTCGATACGCCCCATGGCAGCGTTCCGAATCACTTGAGCAGGCGTAGCGTCTTGCATGGGATTAGCTGGAGCTTGCGTAGTGCTGTCAAGCTGGAAACCTTCTGGCAAGTCAACGCTGGCCTCTTGACCATCTAATACAAATCCTTCTGGCAAACCTACATCTTGAGCCATTTTCCGCCCTTGTAGATCATTTTTTCACCAGTTGTTGGGTTAGTAGCCGTTTGCCCATCTTTGAAAGACGTAGTGTTTTTGGCATCCTTCTTAAAACCAGTACCAATCATATTAGCGAGATTTTCTAACTGTGCTTTATTACCCTCGAATGTGCCTTCCATGCTACCAAAGCTATCAAGCATGGATTTGCGTTCGCCTTCACTATCAAGCGACTTAGAACCTAGACCAGAGGCTTTGGCATAGAATGGAAGAAGTACGGAACGGAGGCGTTCGTATTCTTCTTTTAGGGCTTTATTTTTAGGGTCTAGTGCTTTCTCACCAACACCCCCAACGTAAGGGGCATTACGAAGCATATTACCGGCGTTACCAATAAGACCCTGCTTTTCCGATACCAAAACACCGTTTTTATTCAGCGTATCGTTAATCTCATTCATACGGTCAAGCGCCTGTTGGGCTAGAGACTTAGATCGCTGCTCGCTTTTCATCTCAAGACCTGTATCCATGTTCTGCTTTAACTTCTGACCGTAAAACTCTAACTCTTTTTCAAAAGTTTTCATTTTACCAACAGGCGTGCTACCCATGCCGGTAGTATCGACAGGCTTAACAGTTTTTTCAGATGCGCCAATAGGTGCAGGAGCTACATTAAAGTCTTTATTGAACTGTTCTGCGGAGGCAGATTCACCATCCATACGCGGAGGAGGAAGCATTGCACCTGCTACCATGCTATCAACCATAGGCATAGCTGCTGGGGAAGGTGCCATCATGGCTGCGGCTGGTGACGGTTGACCTGCGTTAAATGTAGGCTGAAACTTAGGATAAAGACCACCAGTTACAGGATTTTGTCCCATCTGGCTTTGACGAAACTGGACACCCGCTTGTAGTGCGGCTTCTTCTTGCGGAGTTACCGTTTGTGGCGCCATTTGCTTTTTGGCAAGAATAGCCTGCAAACCTTCATCGGTGAACATAGCTTTTTGAGCTTCTTGCTGCATTTTAGCCTGCTGCGCATCAATCTCCATCTGCTTTTGACGTTCCGCAGACAGGTTGGCTTCCTTTTGTGCCTGTTGCCGTGCGTACAAATCGGCAGCACCACTAATGGCATCAAAAATCTTGCTATTAGCATTTTGATAAAGCTGGGAGCCTTGCAAAAAGATATTGGCGCTGTCTGTAATAGGTGTGCGTGCCATTATTCAACCTCGCGCATGGTTACGCCAATTTTATCGTAATAAACACGTAGAACACCGTCCTGCTCAACAACAGCTTCCGGCATAACTTCTTGTACATCTTGAGCCATAACACCGATGAACCGTTTATCTGGAATCCCCAAGTAGTTAAATTCATATATGGGATACCCGTTTTCTTCACCAATATGAACAATGTTTTCCTTAATACGGCGATCGGATGGTGCTCCAGCGGCGGCTGCACCTCCTTTTGCACCAAGATTAATCCAGTTTCCCAGCATACTTTGCTTATTGGCATTCTTACTCTGCGCTGCACCTAGAATAGCATTCTGCAAACCAATGTTGTTACCGCTTACGGCATCGGCATAATTCCAACCGCCTTGCGTGTTTTGTGCAACTTGGTTTTGACCAACATTCGACACACCCATAAGCATGTCGTAAATGCTCTGGTTTTGCGATTGGTTGCGGTTGAAAGCGTTGCCATACTCGGTGGAAGCCAGACTGGTTGCGCGGTCTTGCAAGGCTTTTGCGGTAGAAGGAGCAAACAAGCTACCTTGTGCGGATGCGGAACGCTGTACGGCCTTTGCCGCCTCGTCCTGCATAAACTGATAGCTGGGATCTGCTGTGAATTGGTCATAGCTAAAAGGCTTAGTAAGACCGCTTAATTGGCTAGATAAACCAGAGACACCTTGTTGACCAAGTTGAAGCCATGGGGAGCCTGCTGAAACCGAATCATCGTAAACTTGTTTATAAAGAGCATTAGATTGATTCGTCGCATTAGCCAGACCGCTAGTGTCATATGCGCTTTTGTTACCGCTTCCAAATAAACTACTAATTAAACCCATGAATATATCCTTCAAGTTATACGGCTTATGCCTTCCATCAAATACTGCCTTGAAGTAGCTCTATGGTGCTAAAATGCAACACTAACTAAGCTACGTCAAGACACAATTGCACGGTCAGTCGAACGTCTCCAGTTTGTGCCGTCGAAGAACGCCAGAACAGTGCCTCCAACTTCGTTAGGTACATACGCAATGCTGCCAGCCGCATAGTTTGTCGGAAGGTCAGATACATTGAATGTAGGAGCCACGTTAACCTGCAAGCGCAATAAATTAAGCCACTGCACCCATACAGGTGTAACAAGACTGCTGCTTGCGATTATAGGCTGTTGAATAGGTGCGGGATTTATCATGTTGCGTTGATAAAGGCAGAATTTATTTGACTAAATACGGGGTCGCTTCCGCTCACCCAAAAAACACGGTCACGTGCTTGTCCAAGCTGGCGCCATAAGGCACGGTTACGATATTGTCCCATTTTGCCGGGGGAGCGCCATAGTTCACTCGACCATGTGTTGCCCCCGTCATCTGAATACCTCAGCATGATTTGTGGGTCACTACCTTGTCCGGTATTAAGGCCAACGCCAGTCTCTACATCTAACTCAAAGGATGCGTAGCTTAAAAGCCTTTTTTCATCTTGCTGGTGCGGAGATACGCGAATCCAAACCAACTCGTCGCCATCATCGTCAAGAATATCAAGGCTCATCTTATAGATCTTGCCGTCTGTCCGAGAGCCTACAAGGTTAATCTTGTTGAAGAACATAAAGCAGGATGCACGCATAAGCTCCATAGAGTTTGTCGTGGCGTTCTTATACATCCGCTCATGCCATTGTTGCGTTTGTGCATCATAGCAAAGTGTCGTATCCAGCCCCGGTATTTGCAAGCAATAAAACAAGTGACCACGTTCGTGGTACACAAATGCATATGACGCAGAGAAGTTAACAATAGATGCAATCTTACGCTCAATTGCAGCCGTGCTAATGCGTTGGGGAGAGTAACCGTTAAGCATCCACACAACGCCTTGGCCTTGTTCATCCGTACCAAGCCACGCAATAGAACCGCCAAACTTCTGAACAGTAAACGGAGCCTCACAGCCTGTCTGAATAATCGCCCCCGGAATGCGTTGGAACGGAAAAGACGCTGCGCCCGTGTTCTGGTATATTTCAATCGACCTGTTACCGATAGCGTAAAGGTTTCCCTTGTCCGAAAAAACGGCTGTCAGGTTATCAGGACTGCTTTCAACGGTTGTAAAATCGAGCGGATCCCAACTCATACCGTCATTTAGCGCGCTAATCCATAGGTTTTGCGTACCCACCTCGTTAGTAATGAAGTAACCGTCTTGATATGTAACATATGAGGCTACTGGGAAGTCAGAATCTATAATTTGCGCCCAGTTATTTGTCGATTTAGTAAAAATCCATCCGTCTACGCCATCAACAACCATAATTTGCAAGTTATTTTCTGCAATACATGGCCTTCCAGACTGCGTATTTAAGCTTCCATGCGTAGTAGTTGTGCCATCTGCGTTAATTTCTACAAAAAACTGCGAAGAAACGACAAAAGAACGACCACTTGTGGACGAAAAACCATTACGTACAGGTCCACCAGCCGGAGCCGTTGCAAACGTCTTGAATCCGGGCACTTTACGAAGTGCGGATACGCTTTTCGTCGCCTGAACCTCTGCCATGATGGGGTACATGTTGATGGAACGCTGTACGTCGAAGCTCTTAGCCTCTACATCATAGCTTGGCCCGACAAATGGAATAACGGCCATTAACGCACCCACCATCCACTATAAATGTTACCAATACCATTCCTGTTATCAGCCATATCAATTACAGAAGTCGGGTAGTTATTACGCTTATTGTACACGCGCATGGCTTGTACGGTCTTTTCGGCCATTTGGTTTACCTCGGGCGGTACGGGCTTCTCATATTCACCTGCAAGACGTTTGGCGAGGTTGTAAACAAGCATGTCCTCTTGGCCTGTTGGGACATCGTATTCAGTCGATAGATCCGCAAATTCCGTCAAAGGCTTTAGGCTGCTCAAGTGTAAACTGTAACCTGCCACACCTACAGGGTACACAAATATAGTTCCAAGTGGCGTATCGTTTTTGTAATAGAATAACTCAGGAATACCACCAATGGATTTAAAGCCTATGGCCGAATATTCCTGTTCCATAATCTGTTTTAGATGATAGTCAATATTGCCAATGCGGATAAACGCGCTGTTAATCACGAAAGGTTTGACGGTATCAAAAACGCCAGACGCACCGATGGTATAACTGACCGCACCGGTCAATGGGAATACCTCGCGTGCATTGTTAAAGATAAGTCCTACATCTGTTGACATAAAGCTTACCAATGCGTTTAGGTTTGTCAGAGCGTCTTGATACTCGTCAGCACTTAACGTCTGTCCACGCCCTAGTACCGCAATCTTACGGGCTGCTTGATTAATGATACTACGGGCGTTTGCCATTGTTTAGTCCTCGGACTGATTACCGCGTGGGCGACCGCGACGTGCGGGGGCCTCTTCGCCTTCTACTACCCAACCGGCAGCCAGAAGAACGTCTTTAATCTCTTCGGATGTTACCAGCTTAACAGCGCCATCCTTGGTCATCTTGATTTGTTCCATGTT